ACAGCGGCCTGGGATACGGAAAACTATGCGGCCAGCAGCATCTTCCTTGGCTTGCCCGCGCTCTTGACCAGCAGAGTCTCCACGGCGTCCTGAGCGGCGACGCAGATAGCGCGGCGCGGGACTATGTAGTGGTCGTACGCCGTCGATATGTCGGTGTGCCCTAGCATCATGGCGACCGTCTCGATGCCGATGCCGGCCTCTATAGCGAGCGTCGCCCAGGTATGGCGCAGATTGGTCATGCTGACGTGCGGCAGGCGCATGCGTTTGCACCACGACTTGATCGAGCGCGCAACCTTGTCGGGCGACACGTCTCCGGTGATGAGGCCCTTGCCCCTGATCTGGCGCAAGCGGTTGATGGCGAACCTGGGAAGGTAGCATGACCTCGTTGACTTGTCGGTTTTCGTGCCCTCGGTCACGACCTCTCCGCCCACGCACTGCCGCGACTTGCTCACGCGAACCTCGCCTGTTTTGAGATTGATGTCCCCCCACGTGAGCGCGCACGCCTCGCCCCTCCGGAGCCCCATCGTCACGGAGCAGATGGCAACGGCCTCCATGGCATGGCCCCACATGCCGCGCAGCATGGCCGTGACGCCTTCCGCGTCCAGCACGTCGGGACGGTACGGCTCCTTCGCCGGCAGCTCGACGTAGAGGGTCGGATCGGGGATATGCAGGCGCTTTGCCCTAATCCACCACCGCACGATCTGGCGCAGGCACTTGTAGGCTTTCTCGGCGGCGCCGGCACGATCGAACCCGTCCACCCACTCCTGCAGGTCGTCGGGATCGATGTCCTCGATCTCGCACGAACCCCACCTCGGCAGCACGTGGAGGCGCACCGAGCTGTCGTATCCCGCCACGGTCGAGGGGCGGCGCTTCTTCGACTTCTCCGGCAGGTAGTGGCTCTCGTAGATCTCCGCGATGTTCATGGCTCGGCTCCTTTTCGACTCAAAAATCCCAGGCGCTTTTCGCGCGTTTCCAATCATAAGCGCGCTTGGGATTTTCCGGGATCAGGTGACTCGTGCGGGACTATGGCGCAGACGGAAAGCGGCGTACACGACAGACCTGCTATTTGAAGTCAAGAACTAAACCAAAGCTTTTAGATAGGATGTTGATAATAGAATATGGAATAGAAAGGCACGTGGATTTGCTGCTTCGAGGCATCAGGATATAAACCGCCCTGGAGAAGGCGGTTTATAAGTTCCGCGATTTTTACCCAAATTTAGGCTTGGCGCTGAAGATGACCTGGCAGGTGATGCTCGGGAGGTTCGGACTCGTAGGGCCGCTGCTCGCGCATGAGCGACAGGCAGACGCCGGCAAGTTTCCTGGCGACTCCCGACAGGGCGACGTAGTGATGTTTACCGCGGGCTTTCATTGAGTCGTAGTACTCGCCGAAGTAGGGATCGTAGATGCGCACCTTGTCGGCTGCCAGCATGAGTGCTCGCCGAAGCTCGGAGGAGCCGCGCTTAGACATGTGCCCGTTTGTGTCCTGATTCGCGCCAGATTGGTACTTCGAGGCATCCATGCCCGCGTAGGCGATGAGCTTCTTGGGGGTCTCGAAACGGTCAGGATCGCCGATTTCCCCGGCGATGGAGGCCGCGAGCGAGTCTCCGATGCCGGGGATGGTCGTGAGCCAGTGACCATCCGAACGGTGCAGCAGCTCTGATATCTCGTCCTCTAATTCTTCGATTTGGACCTGGGTGAACGATAGCCGCTTCACCAGCAACTTGATCTCGAAGGACAGGGCACGGGCGCCGAACTTGGCGCCGATCGAGCTCCTGGCGGCGTCCTTGACTGCCTCGGCTTTGGCCCGACCGCAATTGCCCCCACTGTTTTCCTTGAGGATGCGCGTGAGCGTGCGGATGTCAGTTGCGAGGACCTCTTCGGGTGTCGGGCACTGCTTGAGCAGGGCTTTCGATGCCTCGCCGAACGTGTTGGAGAACAACTTTCCGTACTCCGGGAATGCTTGGTCGAGTACGCGGATCGCCTTGTTCTTAAGCTGGGTCGCCTGCTCTACGAGAAAGCTCCTGAAGCGTGCCAGTTCGCGGAGTTGCTCGACGTCCGGATTGGCCATCTTGGACGACTCGGGGTTCGCAAAGCGCAGGTACTCGGCGATGAGCACGCTGTCGATGGCGTCGGTTTTCGTTTTGCGGAGCGAGTCGACTTTGCGGAATGCGTCGGTCTGGATAGGGTTGATGACCACGACCTCGTAGCCGTTGGCGTCGAGGAACTCCCAGAGCGAGATCCAGTAGTGGCCGGTCGCCTCCATTCCGACGAGACACTCATCCGACTCGATGCGGGCAGCCTCGAGTTTTTCGGCGATCTTGGCAAAGCCAGATTCGTTGTTGCCGGCGCTGAACGACTTGAGGATGACGTTGCCAAACTCATCGACGGCGGCTATCTGATGATCCTTTTTTGCTATGTCTATTCCGACGTAGCGCATGCGTGCCTCCTATTATTGAGGTCCGAAACCTTCTGCGAGAGCGGAAGTCTTCCTTCGGTTCCCGCAGCACGCAACCTCGTCAGATATCCAGCCCCGAACGGCCATCCTGCCTTATCCACGTCACGCTGCGGGTCGGAGGCGCAATCCTGTCGTCCAAGGCCAAATCCCAGGAGGTCGTTCTGCGCCCTCCGCCCTCTACTCGCCCTTTATCCCATATTTGAAAAGGAAGGTAAAGAGCGCGGCCACTGCGCGAGAAGTGGCGAAAACAATATACGAGGAGGTGATCCGGTTGGACCAGTGCCTCGAGCATTCGGCCCATGAGCGGGCCATCGCGCTGCACGACAAGCGCCTCGAGGCGCACGGCGGGGAGATCGACGAGCTGCGCGAGTGCGTTGTCAGGCTCACCGCGATACAAGAGGCCAACACAGCCTGGCAGACGGCCGCCGAGGAGCGCATAGCGGCTCTGGAGGCCGCGCCCGCGAAGAGATGGGACAGCGTCGTCAACTACGCCCTCACGGCGGTCCTGGCGTTCGTGGTCGGGATCGTGGCAACTCATCTCGGCATAAACATCTAGAGATCGGAGCAGGAATGAACAAGGAGCAGATCAAGGCTATCGGCACCCTGGCGGTGGCGCTGGGCGCGCTGGGCCTCGTGTTCGCCATCACCTTCGGCGCGATCGACCCCGACGCGCTCACAGGGGCCGTGGCGGCGGTGCTTGCCATCGGCACGACCGTCGTCGCCTGGTGGCGCAACAACAACATGACCGAGGCCGCCCAGGACGCGCAGAAGGTGCTGGATAGCCTCAAAGACAAGGAGTAGACATGAATGACAACCGGGTGTTCCCTGAGCAGGTCGACTCGATCCTGGCAGCAGCCGAGATCACGGTCGAAGATCGTTTCGGCTGCATGACCGTGGTTCATGCGAAGCTTCCGTGCGGCTTCATCGTCACCGAGACTTCGGCGTGCATCGACCCAGAGAACTACGACCGCGATCTAGGCGCGAAAATCTGCATGGGACGCGTCC